TTATCTAGGGACATTCAAAAACAAAAGAAGACGCTAGAAATTCACGAGCTAAGAATTGAAAGCCAGATGAAATTAATTCTGCATCACGATGCTACTTTTAGACATTTTGAAAAATACTTACAGGCAGGTCAAATTTAAATAATGCGTAAAGAACACAAAAGTAAAAAGGGAGGACTGACTGCTGCTGGCCGTGCTTACTTTAAGCGCAAGACAGGTGCAAACCTCAAGCCTCCGGTCACGGAATCCAACCCCAAAGGCAAGAAGCTAGCTAGAAAGAAATCATTTTGTGCGAGAATGTCTGGCGTAAAGGGTCCAATGAAGGACAAGAAAGGAAGACCAACACGAAAGGCATTGGCTTTGAAGCGTTGGAAATGTTAGTCAATGCCAGAATACCGCACATATGCAGGACTAGATGACCGCATTTCCAAAGATGGAGATGTTGGCTTTCTTGGTTTTAATAATCGGATGCGACCTGATCAGCTACCAGCAGGTCTGCTTGCTGATGCACAGAACTTACGAACTGACCGAAGGGGTGAAGCCCAAGTCAGAAAGGGCATTGATTTAATATCCAGCCCTCTTTTAACAGGGGCATCTGCTCTTACGCTTCCGTTTACTTTATTTGGTACAGATGTTAATGCAGGAAGTTTTGTAGTCGGCAGAGAATATACTATTAAAACAGTTGGTAATACTAGTTTTACGGGGGTTGGCGCAGCAAGTAATACAGTAGGAGTAGTCTTTACTGCTACAGGAGCAGGGAGCGGTACAGGTGTAGCAACTATCGCCGAGTTAACAGTTACGGCAACATCAGATGGTGGTACTTTAGATATTACAAGTACAAATGCTTTTACTAATTTTCCTAGTTCGGGAACTATTAATATAAGTGATGCTTCAGGAATTTCTGCTGATCCAAACGGAGATCGAGCATTTACTAAAATAAGTGCATCAGAAATTCAAGTCTCTGACCAAAACTATTCTAGCGGCTCAGACAGTTCTGTTACATTAAAGTTTGGCATACTCAATGATGCCGCTGTAAACGCTATATATGGATCCTGTTCTTTTTCGGATCCAAACGCATCGGCAAGTCAGTACATTATATTTGCTTCTAATACTAAAGCGGTTGCTATTAATATAGCTACTGGAGCAAGTAGTGACATTGGTTATCCAACTGGATTAACTGTGACTTCTGCTGGATCCATGCTACAAGCCTTCAACAAGGTCTTTATATTCCGTGACGGCAAGACTGCGCTAGAAAATAATTTAAAAATATCTACAATTAGTGCAGCTTCTATTAATGATAGTGCTAATACAGTTACTGTAACCACTAGCACAAATCATAATTTAGTAACTGGCGACTTAGTAACAATTAATTCATTAGGCTTTGATGCGGCTCACCCGGACCCAAATATTTCTGGTGCATCAATTACGAGAACTAGCGACACGGAGTTTACATATTCACTTGATACTAGTGATGGAGACGAAACCTATACAGTGTCAAGTAACTCAATAGTAACTACTGACTTTACAAAGGTCGCTAGTGGAACTTACACCCAACCAGTAACATTGATTGCAACTGCTTGTGATATTGATAACAATGAATGCACAATTACTAGCAACGCACATGGGCTAAAAGTAGGCGATAAAATCCTCTGCACAAAACAAGGTGATTCAACATTAATAACTAATCAATTTACACAAATATCAAGTTTAGATAGTTTTTCTACGTTACCTGAGCAATACATAGTATCAGAAGTACCAAGCACCACTCAATTTAAATTTAATGTAGGTAATTCAATAGAAGATAAAGCAGATGCAGATATAAGCACAAAACCTCAATTTATTCGTAGAGTATCAGTCGGTCTAGGATTCACTCATATGCCAGCACCACCGTATGCAATCTATCATCAGCGTAGATTAGTCATGCCTTTCAAGTTCAATGTTACTGGAACGGATACGTTTACCTCAAGAGGAATCCTCGATGAAGTCATAGCATCGGACATTTTGGACACTGACACCTATGACCAGATATATGCTCAGTACAGGTTCAATGCTGGCGAGGCTGACTTTAACGTCGGTCTGCACTCCTTCTCGGAAGATAACCTAATGGTATTCAATCGTAATAGTATTCACTTGATTGCTAACACAACGTCCCTGCAAAGAGCTAGTACTAAACTTCTAACAAACGAAGTTGGCTGCGTAGCTCGTCAGTCCATTGTGCAAGTGGGTAATCAAGTAATCTTCCTTTCTGACAACGGCGTTTACAGCACTCAGTTCTTTGATGAATACAACCTTCGTGGAACGGAGACTCCACTGAGCGAGCCAATCAATTTAACTATTCAAAGAATAAACAAGAATTACTGGCAGAACTCCGTGGGTATTTACTTTGATAACAGATACTTCTTGGCTGTTCCCCTAGATACCTCAACCAAGAACAACGCCATAATAATCTACAACTTCCTTAATAAGCAGTGGGAAAGCATCGATCAAGTAGCTGACACGGACTTTCATATTTCTAATTTATTGGTTGTTGGAGAAGGCGCAGAGCGTGGGGTGTACGCAGTCAATGACATAGGCGGTGTGCAGAAAATAGACGAAAGGGTTGATGGAGTTGACAAGGTAATTACTCAAATTGGTGGATCAGAAAAAATAGTTAATGTTCCAGGTTCGTTGACTACCCGTCAATACACGCTCGGCAGTTTAGAAAGAAAGAACTGGAAACAGTTTGAAATGCACATTGAGTCCGATACGTCTGCGGTTTCTAACTTTGATATATCCGCTGAGACAGAGAACCCAGATGCCGATCTTTCTTTAGGCGCACTCAGTGACTTCGTTGGATCAACTCTGAGTGAAGATGAGGATGTATCCATCCGTGGTAGAATAGGTAACCGCAGGGGTTATGGCATTCAGTTTACACTTAACAATACACTAGGAAGACCAAAGATTAGAGCTATTGAAGCCGATGGATCTATATCCTTCCGTTCAACTAATAAAGCAGAATAATGGCAATTTTATCAAAAGGAACAGATTTTTCAACAGGCGATCAAGTTACGGCAGCTAACCTTGATGCTTTAGTTGATAGTGCAACATTTGCGGCAGGAGCCGTAGATGATACCACAACAGCCTTAGATAGCTCGTCTCCACAGAAAATTATTGTAAAAAATGGAGGAATAGGCACTACTCAACTAGCCGATAGTTCAAGTAAAACAACAGGTGTTACATTTGCTAAGATGCAACACATAAGCACGGCTAAGGTTCTTGGTCGATCTACCGCGGGTGAAGGAGATGTAGAAGAAGCGTTTGATTTTAAGGATGAAGATAATATGTCATCCGATAGTGCTACTGCACTAGCGTCTCAACAAAGCATTAAGGCTTATATTGATTCATATGCCCTAAAATACAGTGGTGCGACGGGAACCCTTTCAACAACTTCTTCATTTTCGGACTTTAATTTATCTTCTATAGTTGGGACCAATCGAGCAATGGTAATAATGGAATTGTTTGATGCTTCATCCCCTTCTTCTCTAATGTTTAGGCCAAAGGGTTCTACTTTTACTACGTTTGGAAATAACAGCCATGCTGGTTACGGAGCTTCTGGGCTTGTTGTAGATACAACAGACCAAGGTGGAATTATTGTTTTAGTTACCGATTCATCTGGAATAATTGAAGTTAAGGCCGGCGGTACAATCACTGGCATTAATTACAAAATACACGCATACCAAAAACTACTTTAATGAATCCTCTCCTGCAATCAGTTCAAATAGCATTGCAGAATGCTACACAGAAAGAAGCCATTGACTTCATCAATAGAGTCGTAGATTTCTGCATTGAACACGAGAACGGGAGAGTACTAGAAGGATGGCCAGAGGATCGTATGCAGTTACTCATTGCCTACCATATGGCGAAGCATACTTTTCTTTTTGAGCAGGACGAGGAAGGTAATATACAAGGTATATTTATGTGGTATAATTGCAACGAGGACGACGGCTGGCCTTTTGTTCAGAACTGGGAAGCCGATGATCCGGACGGCAACGCAATCTTCATGGCTTTTTTATTTGCAGAAAGCACGGACACTTTTAAACGACTTACACAGAACTTTATTATTAAATGCCCCGAGGTTATGCAAAAGACACTACTGGGTGTAAGATACAGGAATCAAAAACCTACGAAGGTGCAGTACACACCTAAGCTATTTAACAGAATACTAAGCATATAATATTATGGGAGGCAAAGGATCATCATCACCACCACCACCAGCACCAATAGACCCAGGTGCGTCAATGGGCGAATATTTATTCGGTCAAAATTTTGGCAGTTTTCAAGGCGTTACTGACCCTCGATTGCAGGAGCGATTAATCGGCGCAGAGCAAAGATTCCGTCCGCAGTACGCTGCACTGGAGTTAGCGGATATTAATACGTTTGCTACTGGTATTCCTGGAGGCACGGACAATCCTCAGTACAAGAGACTTGAAGCTCAACTTGCTGGACTAGAGGCAGGTGAAGGAGGTATCAGCAGCGAAGAGGCAACGAAGATTGCTCGATCAGCGGCGGGTCCTGCCCCTTCAAAGACTATCACGACAACCACTAAGTTTGGTAGGAATAGAGGGCGAACTCGTACATCTAAAAATCTTAACTACGACGAAGAACTCAAGGCATACAACAGGGAAGTCCAAAGCATAGCCGAATCTCTTGGTGGGAATCGCGAATCTCAGATTGCTTCTATTAAGGCTGAGATGGCGCAGCTTGAAAGTTCGCCAGGGCAAAGGGGACTATTTGATTTATTAGAGGAGCAGTCAACCCGTGCGGGTGCATTACAGCGTTCGGAACTAGAATTGCAGCGTGAGTCCGATGTAGGTGCATTGCAAAGATTCGCACCTCAAGTCGTTGAGGCTTACCGTGCCGCTGATCCTGCTAGCACAGCAATAGCAGAGCGTATGTCCCGTAGAGCTTTGGGTCAACTGACTCCAGAAGAGGAACGCAATATACAGCAAAGATCTAGACAGGCGAGCCTAGCAAGGGGTCGCATTGGTGACTCGTCTTCTCTAGCGGCAGAGGCACTTGGTCGCTCGGACTACACTGCTCAGTTCGCGCCTCAAGCCTTTGCAATGAACCGTCAGCTAGCTGGTGACATAGGTAGTACACTTCTTGGTCGTCCTTCCGCTGCTATTGGTCTAGGCGGTCAAGTCCTAGGACAGGCACAGCAAGGCGCAGCAGGACCTGTGGGTCCTCAGCTATTTGATCCGAACATGGGTATCAACATGGCCTTACAACAGCGATCACAGGACGTTAATTATCAGGGTGCAATGGCTCAGGCTGGTGCTGCACGAAGTGCCGGAGGTGCAGGAATGTTTGGTTCTATCCTAGGCGGTGCTTTATCTGGCGGCATGTTTGGTTAATAAATTAGAGGAATATTATGGCATTTCAAGTAGGATCAACAATACGTCCAGAACTGGGTAGCGCGGACTACAGTGGCTTTGCAAGAGCCGCTGAGATACAGGCTGCCACGCTAGCTCAACTAGGTGCTACTATTGGTGGGGCTATACAAGCTGCTGGAGAAAAGAAAAAAGAAAAGGCTCTTAGCAAACAAGCTCAAGAGATGGTCTTTGGGATGCTCAAGAAAGATCCAGCGCAAGCTTCCTTCTTTGGTCTTGGAGAGGATTTTACTCTAGCTGACGTAAAACCTATTGTAGATGTTATAGGTGTTAAACCAAGCATAGCCCTAATTACTCAACTGAATATGGCTAGTATGCAAGCTCAGACACCATCATTGCCTAGCGTCACAGCGGCTCAAAAATTTGATGAATACTTAGCGACTCTTGGGGGAGGAAAAGATATAATCCTAAAAAACGGTATGCTATACGACGAGGATTTATTTATAGACGATCCTATTCCTTTTGATGATCCTATTGTTCAACAAGTGTTAAAAACTAAGGAAGGTCAAGCATTTCTTACTGGATACCAACTCCCCGAACCCGTAGAACTTAACGTAGAGGATGAGGACATTGAGGTAAATGTACCTGTAGATGAGTCCGTAGAGGTTCCTGTTGAGCCAGCAAAGGCTCCTGTCTTTGATGTTACTCGAGACGTTCCACCGCCCATAAGACAGGCACAGAACTACCGTCCCTTTTAATCATCAATAGTCTTTAAACACATATTACTTTAGCTCCTGGAGCTAATATACTTATGCCTACTTCTACCTTCAGAGATCCAGGAACAGGAAGAACTTTTAGTTTCAAGCACGAGAAAGGTCTTACTCCAGAGCAGCTACAGACACTTGCTAACGAAAAAAGATTTGAAGGGCTAAAGAGGGAAGGCAATATTGTTACCCGTAACCTAGCTATCGGCGTTGATACATTGCAGCAAAATGTTTTTGGATCAACTCTAGAAGGTATTGGTAAAAGCTTTGACCTAAAGACTCTTGAGGAGCTAGGTGCTAGCATCATAGAGGAGCAAGAAAGCCAGATAGAAGACCGTCGTAGGTTTGCTCCTAGGTCAAAAGGCTTTGTTCCATACGTCACGGAAATGGCTGCTCAATCCGCGCCTATCAGTGGAGTTGGTCTAGCTGGTGGTGCGGCTGGTGGATTTGCTGGTTTCAAGGCTGGTGCAGCGATTGGTGCTGTAGGAGGTCCTGTAGGGGCAGCTATTGGAGGTTTCGTAGGAGCCGCAGGTGCGATGCTACCCTTCTTCTACGGAGGAAACAGAGAGCGTCAGAAGGAAGCCATTGAGCGTGGCTTTCGTACAGAGGTAGACGAGGGTGCAGCATTATTGACTGCCATACCTCAAGCCTCTCTTGATAGTATTCTAAATTTGTTTGTTCTTTCTAAGGTTGGCAAAGCATTTGTCCCAGCCGCTGTTCAAAAGGGTGGCGGTATATTTACTCGAGTAGCTAAAGGAACTACACAAGGTGTGCTTACTGAGACTCCTACTGAGCTAGGTCAACAAGTCCTTGAGCGTTATCAGGCTGGACTTCCTATGGACACGCCAGAAGCCATTGAGGAATACAAGGCTGCGGCTGCTGGTGGTGCTATCCTTGGTGGTATCCTAGGTGGTGGTTCTGCTACTATCTCGAGGAGGGTTGACGTTGAACCAGATGTTGAAGAGGATCCAGAAAAGACCGAAGAGGAACAAGAGAAAGAAGATCAAGAGAGAGTTGGTAAACTTGATGAAGAGGTTGAACAAGGTGAAAGCAAGATTTTTAAAGTTGAGTACACTGACCCAGATACCAATGAAAAGATAGTCACTGAGGTAGAGGCTACTAGCTTTGAAGAAGCTCGTGGCATAGTTGCTGAGGCTACTGGTGCTGACCCTAATACAATAGCACTAGTTCCTGAGATTACTCCAGAACCAGAACCAGAACCAGAACCAGAACCCGAGCCTGAGCCTGAACCAGAGCCAGAACCTAAGCCAGAACCTGAGCCAGAGCCAGAGCCTAAGCCTGAACCAGAGCCTAAGCCAAAGCCAGAGCCTAAGCCAAAAGAATTTAGGCAAGAAGTTAAGGATGCAGTAAAACTTATAGGAGCTAGAAATTTTCTAAGAGTTGACCCAGTAACCCGTCAACCGATTCCTGCTGACATAGACTTTAGAAATAGTATTTTGGCGAGAACTCCATTAGGTGATGTCGCGACAGATAAAGAAGTTAATGAAAACTTTAGCGACAGGCAATTAAGAGATTCTGTTGTTTTGGGTATCAATACTGATGCCGTGACAAAACCGAATGTAACTCTACAGACTCAAGGAAAACATAAAAGGATTGCTCAAGATTTAGTTAATAGAATAAATAATAAAATTAGAGAAGAAACGTATGTCCCCACGGATCTAGACAAAGAACTTGAAGCCATTGCTCCTCGAGGAGAAATCATTAAGACTCGAGAACAAATTGAAGCAATAGTAGATAAGTTTCGACCAATCGCTGCAAAACTTGGGTTCAAGATACAGTTCAATGGTAGAATTGCAGGTGCGCATTGGAGTACTTATGACAATGCCGTTGAAATAAACATCAAAGCGATGTTTGACCGAGTAACTCAAGGTCTAGATCAAAGACCTACAGGAACCGGTTCAAACTACATCGTTTCCGTGATGCGTGAAGAAATTATTCATGGCGCAATGGCTAAGGCCTTGCAAAAAAAGAATATAAATATACTAACATGGTACACAGAATTAGGAAAGTCCTTAACTGATGCACAGCGAAAAGCACTCAATGATAATTATACAATAGAAGGAGGTCGGTACGACCGAGAGGGACGCAAAGACTATGGCTATGGTGTTGAATACACACGATCAGTAGTCCAACAGTTTCTTTACGGAAATGATACCCAATCCTTTACTCAGCCAGGCAGTGCCTTGGAAAAGGTTAAGGCTCTCATCAAGTCAGCCCAAGCATACATAACAAAAGCTCTAAAAACTTTAGCCCCTAAAAATGAAGAGGCAGCGACTATCGTTGCAGAGGCAGCTGACCTTTTACTGAAGGCTGATCCTAGCGCAAAGCTAACCAATCAAAAGGCTGTAGCATTATCTAAGTTCCTTCTAAGGAAGAAGCAGGCCAATAAGGCTTCTGGTGTTACTACGTCTGGTGTAGACCCCGCTATTGAGTCAGCCCCAGAGCAAGCAAGCGCAGAACCTGCACCTGTGTCCGCAGAGACAGTTGCGGAGTCAGACAAGCCACCGAGCAAGCGCAAGAAGGCTAAAGAAGAAATCACGACTGTTGATAGGTATTTAAAAACTATCAGTTCATTGCTTCGTAGTATTCACCCTCGATTATCTATTCTGGTAGATAAGTACTACAAGGACATTGACACAAAGGTTCTCGGTTACATGACCAAGACAAAGCCTTTCTTTGAAAAAATAAATAAGATCAAGAACAAGAAGGATAAGAAACGCTTGACGCAACTTATTTACTACAGCCGTAGTCTTGAGAAAAATCCAAAGAAAGGCGAACAAAGAATCAAGGAACGCGATCTTCTGTTAAGAAAATACAAAATGTATAATGACTTCCATCTTCGGGTGAGAGTTATTCTTAATAAGGTTCGCACAGAACTTGTAAATGCTGGCTACGAACCCGGCAACCTTGAGGACTATTTCCCTCGTAAGATTCTGGATCTCAAGAGAGTCAAAGAACACTTCGGTGACAAGGTCAAAAAGCCATTCAGTAAGTTTATTGCTGAACTAAACTTTGTTACTGAAGCTCGTCAGTTAGTTGTAGCAGAACCAGAAAACAGAGATTTAAAGGGTGCTGATTTAGCAATATTAGTACACAGCAGGTTAGAGAAACTTAGTGAAACTCACAACAAGCCGGAGATGGCTTTGGACTTTGATACCGTTAAAAAACTTTTACCTCTTGAACAAGGAGTAATACTGAAACTTGGGGACAAGAAGACCCTAGAGATTGAATCCATGTTGTTTGATCAATTCATGCGCCGAGGTCTTTATGCAAATTACAGCCAAGGTCTTAGCAACCTCAAGAGAAGAAGCATTGACATCATACCCGACAGCTTGATGGATGCCTATGCCTCACCAGGTGAAGCGTTTGAGTCCTATGTCTATGGTGCTACTCAAGCAATGGAAACCAGTAGGCTNATAGGTCGTAGGTTCATGCTNGATGAAGGAGGCAGCAANGCTGAAAGAGCAAGTGAATTAGCACGAGAGCTTAGAGAGTTGGAAAATAGCGGAGCTATTACNCCAGAAGAAACTGAAACTGCTTATGATGTTTTCCGCGTTGTTCTTACTCCGCAAGGNAGGGAAGAAAAGTTTTTTGCAGGTCTTCGGGGATTTAGTTACTTTACTTTGCTAGTGGAGTTCACATCTACACTATCTCAAGTGTTTGATATGCCATTTATCATGGCTCGAGCAGGAGTTGATAATACGTTCAAAGCGTTACTCTCTCAAAAAATTGGTGTTGATTTATTAGGTATTGATTCAAAGCGTGTATCCGAGGAGTTCCGTGACCCGCTGTTCATGGACAAGGCTGTTCGCTTAGGTCTAAAGGTAAGTGGGTTTACTCGCATGGATCAGTTCATGAAGGAGACTAACATCACGGCTAACTTTATGCGCTTCAAAAAGATCGCGAAAGCCGCAGCCAACACTCCCAATGGCCGTAGGTTCCGGGCAGAGATGGAGTTCATGGGGTTCAATGAGGCAGAAATCATACAACTCAAGGCTGCGTTGCAAAAGGGTGACAGCAATAATCCATTGGTAAGACTTGCACTCTTCTCAAGATTGTCTGAGACACAACCAACTTCTAAAGCTCGTATGCCACTCAAGCAGGCCGAGAATCCTAACACTCGATTGCTTTACACAATGAAGTCCTTTTTAGTGAATCAATTAAATCTTACTAATGATTTATATATTCGTCAGATGAGAACTGGTACTCGTCAACAGAAAGCTGAGGCGTTCCTTAACCTTAGCAAGTTGATAGTCTTCATGGCAATGGTTGGTATGCCTGTCGATATGCTGAAGGATTTAATCGCGGGACGCTTGGGTTACCTGCCGGATTACGCAGTTAATAATAGCCTTCGTATTCTTGGTATCTCTAAGTATTCTGCTTATAAAATCAAACGGGATGGTGTAGGCGCTTTTGTTCTTAACTACTTCCAACCAGTTGCCTTGCAACAATTCGTTGATATTACCAAGTCCGTGCAACAACTAAGTGCTGGGACTCCTGTAGAAAGAACTAAGCTAACGACTCTTCTTCCTATGTCCGATGTCCTTAACAGGATCTTTGGGTTCACGAAGCAGAAGGAACAAAGAGAATTTAAGCGCAGACTCAAAGAAGGCGAACGTCCATTCTTGATTCCTCCTGGAGCCTTATAGTAAAAGGGGCTGCCCCGGAATAACACGGAACAGCCCCCAAGGACTAAACAAAAGTGCGGACCATGAAAAAACCGCACTGCGCCTGGGATTACTCCTTCGGCTTACCTTGTATTTGTACTATGAACCAACTAACACACGAACCATTGTGTGGTAGAATAATTATAGCATGGATGCACTATGTCTCATGTCAAGAGGAATGCTCCAGCCTGTGGCAATTTGCACAAAGAAGTTCGCACTTCTCTAGCTCCTTAATAAGTTGCTTACGAGTTCCTGTCCTTCTGAATTGAGTAATCAGCCTAACTTTTTCGTACTCTGGAAGGTGATGGCAGTCGAACTGTCCTGCCGTACCTCTAAAACCGCACCTGTTGCAGACATAGCCACCGAAAAAATCCTCAATAATTTTATGGTAACGAACTGTCCGCTTCTGAGATGGGGTCATATCAAATAAACTGTGAGTAATCCTCCATTTGTTGAGTGCCTTTGTTGAAGAGGATACGACCCTGAGTATATCCCATGCCCTCCCTCTGCTTGGCTAGTGTCCAACGAATGTATTCGCTCTGGTGTTCTCTTTCGGATAGTGTCTGCCATAGAAATATAATACTGTCAGCATCCTGCTCCAAGGCTCCACTTTCACGGAGGTCAGACATGATCGGTGATCGGTCATCCCTTTCGGATTCACGGTTCACCTGAGCCAGTAACAGGATGGGTATATCTAAGTCCTTGGCAAGTAGTTTTAGTTCACGACTAATCTCTGCCACNTGNTGCTCTCTNGATATGTTCTTGGACATGGGCTTTATCAGTTGGCAGTAATCAATAATGATTCCATTTATGTTGTGCTTCCTGTGCATACCCCTAGCTGTTGCCAGTATATGATCAAGCCGATAGACGTTGTCACGGATCCAACAGTTCCAACCCTTCACGGTTTTAGTAGTCTCCTGCAGCGTCTGCATCTTGTCCTCTGGGGCTAGCCCGTCCTCGAACCTACGCATATGTAGACCTGACTTTATGCTGAAGATGCGTTTCATAATCTGGTTAACACCCATCTCAAGATTAAAGAGCAGTACACCGTTGCCATTCGTGCATACGTTCTTCAAGAAGTTCAATGCGTATGCAGTCTTGCCGCACCCTGGCCGTGAAGCTAGTACGCACAGCTGACCTGACCCGTATCCGTTTCTGTAAAGGACATCGTCAATGGACTGTATGCCAGTTCGTAAGTATCGAGAGTAATCTACTTTACCTATGACATCCTTATATGTTTGATCAACAATAGTTTGTAGATTTTCTTTGTTAGGAGTCAACGAAGATATGGCATCGCACTGACCCTGTATAGAAGTAAGGATCTCCTCGGAGTCCTTGCCCTCCTGTAAACCGTCCTTGATTATAAGCGAGAGACGGTGAAGGTTCCGTGACTTATAGGACTCAACCATGTCATCTATAAGCCCCTTAAATTGTAACTCACTGAGTCCTTCGTCATGCGTGGACCAGACTGAGTTAGCATCGAGTCCCTTCTGACCCTTGGACAAGTCCGTGAACAAGGACATTGTGCCAAGGATCACCCCCTTAGAATCTATCTTGCACATGGTTTCCCACATTGTGCGGGTGTCATGAGCCGTAAAGAAGTCAGCATTGATGCCGGACTCCTTTGCTTCGTTCAGTAACGCATTGCAGCCATCGTTTATTTCAGCCTGTAGTATTGTCCCTAGTAAACTTCTTTCTAATTCTTTCATGGTTTTTAAGTTTTATGTTATGTTGGTTCCAACTGTCAACTTGCGGTTTCCAATGATCCTCACCCCGCATCACCCATTCTTCTAGGTAAGCTAAATCCTCGGAGTAAAGTGGGCGGTCAGAAGAAATAGAAGTGAATCCATCGAACAGTCCACCCGTGTCAGTCATGAACTTTACGACAACATCGCAGGACTCAAACTTCTCGTTATCCATATTAAGCTTATATGTGTATTTCATACGAGCCTATTGATTAATGTAATAAATGCCTTGGCTGCGGTAGCAGGAACTACTCCGTTTCCCAAGAGCCTAAGTCTGTCCACCCTACCGGAAGACCCATTAGGTGTTCGACCCAGTTGGGGTTCAGCTTGCCGTTTGTCGCATGACCCAGATCGCGCTGCTTCCTCTTTATTCGGCCATTCATTGCCGTGTTGTTGCTGTCGTGAGGAGCCGGGCATACTGGAGTCGGCCACGACTCTTGGCTCTTCCCATTCGTGTTGGGGTTCGCCCGGTCTTGCAGGCCAACGTGTGCCACCCGCTGCCCAAGTGTCTTCTTGGATGGGTTCGCCCTGCTCGGAGGAACTGTGGCGTTGGTATCCTTCCAGTCCCTCGTGGTTGCTGTTGGCCAGTTCTTGGCTGCCTTGCGACTGTGATCCATGTCTGGATAGTGAACTTGCTCTCTGAGGTTCATACACCCCGCGTTCTTCTCTGCTCTGGTCTGAGCTAGTTTCTCTGGAGTCCGCACTAGGTTGTTGGAGTCGAAGGTCTGCGGTGTTGCCCAGTTCTTCACTTGAGTGCTGAGTCCATCCCCGCTTGTCTTGCTCGCTCCCTTGCGGTTGTGATTCCCGCATATGTTTGGCGTTGCCCAGTTCTCCTCGTGAGTCTCTACCGCATCCCGCAGCTTCGCCCCAAAGGTTTGATTGCTCTTGTGCCTCTTGCTCTTGAAGCCCTCGT